GGTTGGTGATTTGGCCAAACAGCGCAAGGCTGCGCGGCATGCCACGCAGGCCGCGTATTGCGCCGCTGGCGTCAAATTTATTAAAGATACCTGGCAGCAGCCACTGGGTGGATACAAGGTCGGGGATATAGGTTTTGGTCATGGTGACTCCAAGGTTGTAAAAATATGGGCGTTGCGAATGAAATTAGGCGACAGGCTTACGCGCGCGGCGTGGTCACAAGCAGCTCGCCGTCACGAATCAGGCGGTAAATCCGCGTGTCCACCGTCACGCTGACGGCGTCGGTTTCAGAGAAATAGCCTTGCTGGTCAGGCGTGCGTAATAAGTGGCCAGCGGCCGCCAGCACACAGATGGTTGCGCCCAGCGTGACGGTGCTGGGGTTCTCAGGTGCTGCAACTGGTACGGGGGCTGGCGCTGGTTCGGCGGGCGCGGTGCGGGTTGGTTTTAGGGCTGCGTCTTCGGTTTTTGTGCTCATGGGGTCTCTCCATTTAAAGTTAAGGTGATGCTGGTAATGGTCGGCGTGGTGCTGACCGCTTGGGTTGCTGGGGTGATGCTGGTCACAGCGTGACTGTCAAACTCAAACTGCGGGCTGACCAAGACGGGCGCGCCGTCATGGCCGCAGTAGCTGGTTTCAATGTTGGCGGTGACCAGCCACAGGCCAAGGCCACTCGCGTCAACCTCACGGCTGTATAAATTCTCCGCGCCAATCTGCTCAAACTTGCCCATGCACTGCGCTTGCCCTGCGCTGTGCCACTGTGCCAAAAAACGGCACAGGCGCTCGGCAACCCATGCCGCTTGCAGCATGCGGTTGGCGCGCAGGCTGTGGCGGCCTTGCTCAGACTTTACCATCACAAAAAAACCAAGCCGCACGCTGCGCGCGGGGGCGGTGATGCGCATGGGTTTTTCAACGCCAGTCCAGCCAAGACAGGTAATAAAACACGCGGGTGATGCGGTGCTGGTTTTACCGATTTCGCTGGCGTTAAAATTGCCGCCGTACAGCTCAACCATATTGAGCAAGCCCTCGCCGTTTTTGCCCAAGCGTTCTTTAATATCCGCTTGCAATTGCTCAATTAAACTCATGCCAACGCTCCCATAAATACGCCTGTGATTTCATCAATGATGTCGCGTTCATTGCGTGGGTTGACGCCCAATACAGGGCGTGGGGCTATGGTGGCAGCATGATTGCGCCCAGCTTTACCACCCGCATGGTGAATGGCGGCGTAAATCAAGTCTGAGCCTATCAGCACGTTTGCGCCTTGCGTTTGCGGATGGTAGCTGTCGCGCAGAGCGCCTGTTTTGAGCAGCGTTTGTCCCTCGCGGGCGGTGGCGGCGGCCGATGCGGGCATGGCAGAGTCATCCCACAGGGTTTGCTCTTTAAAATGCTTTTGCACCTCGCCTATCATGTATGCGCCCACAGCCCGCGCGGCCTTGTCTACCAATGACGGATTGGCCAGCGCCTGCAGGTCATGCGTAAGCCGACTGATGTCATGGTGAAATACAATGCCTGTCATACGCCGTACCCCGTCCAGTCTGTCAGGCTTTGCGATACGCCGTGGCGGGTCATGCCTGAGTTGGCGCTCGAGGCGCTCTCGGCATCGGCAAACAATTTGACCGTGCCGTTGTTGACCTCGCGCAGCCATTTGCGCTGAGCCTCACAGCGTTTTTCGGCAAGCTCCGTGGCATTGTCTGCATCGTCCATTAGGTAGCAGCGTGCCAGTTCGGCGCAGCAGCTTTTGAGCGGCGTGCTGGCAATTTGCTCTGCGGACAGCGGCAAGGACAACGCGCCGCGCAAATAGCCGTCCATCAAGCGCGACACGTCGGTCAAGGCCTGCACCAGCCGCGCCCATGCATCTTGCGCCACGGCGTAGGCTTGCTCGTCAACGTCCGCTTCATTGCCCAGCGCCACGGCCACAAGCGCCTCTTGGGTTAACTCGTGCGACTCATCCTGCAGCAGCATGACGGCCTCTGGCGTGCCAAACTGGTCGCAGTACTCAACGGGGGTGCAGTACAGGCTCATGGTTTATTTTTTATCCTTGGCTGGTTTGGCGGGTGCTGACTCAGGCGACTGTTCAGATGACTGCTCAGGCGACGGTTCAGGAGACGGTTCAGACGACGGTTCAGACGACGGTTCAGACGACGGTTCAGCGGCCGATTTTGGCGCGGGTGATTTTGGTGCGGCAGGTGCGACGCTGACCGCTACGCCCAGTGCCTTGGCTTGCGCGTCGGTCAGCTCAATGGCCGCGCCGCTGGTGTAATGTTTGCCGTTGATGATGGCGTTGTGTTGGGTGATATAGGTTTTCATGTGCGTCTTTCATTTTGGTTTGGCTTGATGCTTTGGGTTGTATGGCTGGGCGTTGCCCAGCCTATGCGGTGCGGCTTGTGGTTTATTGCGGTTTAGCCAATACACCTTTGAGCAAAAAGCCGCATTCAGGTGCCACAATAACTTCTTTACACTCATCTACCACCCGCACCACTTCTGAGCCGCTCGTGCCTTCATGATCGGCTTTGTAGGTGTTGGAGAATTTGTCAAAGTGCGCGGTAAAGCCAAAGGTCATGCCATTGCTCATGCCGCCACCCATGCCCGCAATCGCGGACATGTCGTTGTACGTAAACGCCACGCCACCAGACCATGCGGATTTGAATGTGGCGTTTTTAGTGGCACTTGATGCAACCAAGGCCTCACCCACCAAAATATCTTTTAGGCTAAACAAACGAGCGACCTCTTCACGGGTGGCAATCCCTGCCGCGCCTGCCGTGCCGTTTACGCCCGCCGCGCGGGTCACCGCCGCCAAAATGCGCGGGTGGCTGGACAACGCGTCCCATTCTTTTTGCCCCATTGTCATGGTGTTTGGGCGGATTTGGGGGGTTGATAAGGCAGTGCGAATCAGTTTAACAATGTCGGTGCTCTCGTCATCAAACATATCGGCGCTGGTCGCTTGCGCGTGGTTGTTGCCGTAATTGGCCTCGCTCATCATCAAATTGGCCACGCGGATTTCGCGGTCTAAAATCAACAGGCCTGCCAAGGCGCTGGCCGCTGAGGCTTTTTTGTTTTGAGGGTCACGCACGCCATCAAAGTCACGCGGCACAAACACGTGTTTGAGCGCGTATTCACGGGTTTCGTCGTGACGCTCTTCGCCTTGAAATTCCACTTCATTGACCTGCGTGCGGCGGCCAACATGGGTATCAGGCACATGGGCAAATTGGCCCGGTGCATAAAAGCTCCATTTGAATTTGGGCGAGTCCATCGGCGACGAGCGCGGTAATACGGCGTCTGCAATCATGGCTTTGTTGGTAAAGCCTAAAACAATGGCGGTGAGCTGTTCGTCGCGTGGGTATGGCTGATTCATGGTTTGTCCTTAGTGGTTGGAATGTGGTTGGTTTAATCTTGATTTAATGTGGTTTTAACTTTGATTTAAAGGCGGATGATGACGGCAATGTCGTTTGCGTCAGACGGATCAACTGCCACACCAATCGCGTTTGTCATGTCTGTGGTGGCGGTCACTGCGCCTTGCGTGTCCAGCGTCACCATTTGACCTGGGCTAAGGCGGCTGTTTGACCACACGCCGATAAAGCCTGCGGTCACCACGTCCACGGTTTGGCCGCGTGCCACGTCATAGCTGTTTGAGTAGCCAATCACAGGCTCGCCAGCCTCTGCTGGGCGGCAGCCTTCAGGCGTGATGGTTAATGCCAAGCGGCCTTTTACGTCAACGGCGGCGGGGTACGGCAAAATGTTTAATGGGATGTTGCGTTTCATCAAAGCTCCTTAAAAAGTAAATGAATTTAAAACGGGTGTTGCTGTTACGGTAAATCTTGGGCGTCTCGCGGTGGTGGGTTGCCCGCGTTACTTATCCTGCGCGTTCATGTGTTTGGTTACATGCAGCACCGCGTCTTTCCACGTCACGCTCACGCCTTTGTCCGCCTGCGCTTTGGTAAATTCATGCGCCGCGCTCACCAAGTCGCTTGCGTTGAGCGCCATGGTTTCATGCGTCCCAGCACCTTGCTCAGCGCCCAATTGCACGGGACTTAATCGGTCAATAAAAGCGCTGAACCACGACTGCGGGCTGGCGCTGGCCGTGCCGCTGGCGCTGGCAAATTCAAACGTGGCCTGTGGGCTTAACTGCGCCATAAAATCAGCCACGCCCACGCTGTGTGCTGGTGTGAGTTTGCCCGCCGCCTGCCATGTTTGAATTTGTTGTTCAATCTGACCGCGCTGGAGCTGCGCTTGCAGCGCGTCGCACTTGGCGATTAAATCGCGCTCGCGGGCGGCAAACTCTGCGGGGACTTGGGTTTTTACAATCTGCGCGGCAATCTCATCGTTTAGATGCGCGGCAAATAATGCGTGGGACGCGGCGGGGTCAAGGCCGCCCTCATTTAATCGGGCGCGCAGACGCTCGGACGCGTTTTGTAAGCTGGCCAGCTGGTATTCTGGGAAGTATTTGTCTGCCACATCGACGCCTTGGGCGGCAATCAGCAGGTCACGCTGCACCCGCATGAAGTTGCCCACGGTGTTAAACAGGTAACCAGCTTCATATACGGCGTCGGTCACGCCAAACTCAAGCGCCAGCGCGCCGTCATCGGCCGCAAACTGCATGTCGGCCATGCCCTCAATTGCTGGGGCTGCTGCGCCCAGCCAGCCCACGTGCTTGATTTTCCAGCCCGCGTCCCCTTTAACCACGCTCACGCTGCGCTTTTTGTACGCGCCTTGCTCCACCCAATCGGCAAACTGCGGGTTGACTTGGCCAAATTTGGCAAACAATGAATTGCCCTCGCGCTTGAATTGCTCGCCCCAGCCGTATGCGGGGGCGTCGGTTTTTGGATGCCCCACCACAATGGGGGCGCTGTTTGCTGGCGTGTTGGCAGCCATTTGGTCAAGGTCTTTCGTGGTAAACGAGATTTTCTCGCCGCTCATCGCCACGTGGTCGCCCACTTTGACAATTTCGACAAAGTCATCAAAGCCCTTAAATTGGGCAATATCGTTTTTTTCGTGTGGCATGGCGCGTCCTTGTAAATGGTTGAGTCAATAAGTGAGTGAGTGAATCAGTGTGACGCCATTGTGCAAGAACGCGCGGGCGCAATCGCCGTGCAACATTGCAGGCGGGTTGGCTGGCAAGAATCAAAGCTGCGGCGCTGTAAGCGATTTTTAGGGTGTGGGCGCGTCAATGCTGGTCAATCAGATTTAAACGGGTTTTAAATCGGTTTTAAACCGCGCGTGCGGTATCAATGAGGTGTGGGCGCAGTGCGGATTGGCACGCGCAGGTGGCGCACAAAAAAACCGCCTCGGTGGAGGCGGTAAGGATGTGGGTGCATCAAGGTGTCAATGTCAACGCATCAATCTGTAAAACTTTAAATTACGGTAAATCCTCAAACAAATCATAATTGGCGGGTGGGTCGAGGGTTTCACCCAAAATATTGTAAATCTGGCGCTCGCCGTAGCCCACATGCACCGCAATGCGGTTAATCGCCCAGCCTTGTTGGCGCAGCGCGCGCACCTTGGCGTGGATGTTTTGGCGGGCGATGGCGTCGTACTTGGGCACTTGCAGGCGCTCGCCGTGGTAATGGGCGCACAGGGTTTTTAATTCGTCCATGGTTAATAAACTGGCAATCGCCACGGTTTTGTCGCAGTGGACTGGCACGTTAATCGTGGTGCCGCCCACCGCTTTAAACAGTTTAAATGCGAGCGCGTCGCCCAGTAAGTCCACCATTTCTTGTGCCAGAGCGGGCAGGCGCTCAATATTGATGTAATCAATCGGGGTCATGTGGCCTCCTTGTTGTCAGATTTGGCGGTGGCGCGTGCCAGCCATTTTTTTAAAATCTCAATCGTGTTGAATAATTGCTGGCCGTTTGCCATGCGCAGTCCCGCCGCGCCCGTTTGATTTTGCACAAACGCTTGCAGGGCTTGCGTTGAGCCGTCTTGTACCGCGCCTGCTTTGCGCAGCTCTATCCACAGGGCTTCGCATTTGCCCAGCATGGCGGCGTGGCGCACGCCTTGGGTGTTTAGGCCTGATTTGGTTTGGAGGCGTTTGAGGTGAATGAGCCATTGATTGAGTTCTGTCTGGCTTAACTCGGTGCAGGAGCGCCGCCCCGCAAACTTGCCCGCCAACACGTCGCGGTAGCTGTCGTCGTCCATGCCCAGTGATTTTTTAATCACGTGAATGGCGGCTAAGGTGGCGCGGCGTTGGTTCGGGTTCATGTTGGCTCTTTTCGGTTGTGGTTTGATTGGCGTTTATCTATAGAACTTTTTTCGCGAAGTGCGGTTGTTTCAACCTCCTCGCGCATTAAGTCATATCTATCAGCAAAGACGCTTTGTTTGTTTGTGTGAAACTTTTCAAGTCCGAAACTTATTCTCAGCTCCCCAGTTCTAAACACGACCGTTTTTTTATCATTCGTCTCACTCACTCCAATCTCCTTAAAAATAAATCAATCAAAAATCACTTAGGTTCGTCACAAGCCGCCACAGTTTCGGTTTCTTCGTCTACAACGGTGAAGATGTAATTGTCTTTACCGTCGTTTTTCGCTAAATCATTACGCACAACACGACCAAGGCCGTCAGTCACGATAGAAGTATTAACATCAAATGCGGTTTCCGCCGCAAATTTAATGATGTCATTCATCGATTCAACTTTCCAAAATGCACTCGACCAATCCCTAATTAAATCCTGCTCAGTTCCTCCGAAAAGGGCAGAGGGCATTACGTCTATTCGTATTTTTTTTATTACTGTCACTTCAAGCGTTTTTGAATAAATTGGTTTCTTTGCACTCATTTTTCATCCTTAATTTGTACGGGTTGGTGGGCAATGCCCACCCTACGGTTATCTTGATGGGCTCAATTAAACACTGGCAATATCAAGGCTAATCGGCGTGTACGTATCAGAGTCGCCCACCCGCTCGTACAATCGAATGTAGGCCTTTGAGCCGACGGACTGAATGGAGTCGCCTATCATGCCCATGGCGCGTGTCCAGCGCTCATCGGCTATGTCCAAGCGGCGCAGGGTCAGCACGCGCCCTGTGTTGATGTTGCCTTCTTTGTCCACTTCAAATGCTTTGTTGATGATGGTTTGCACGTTGATGTTGGCGTCGGCTGTCCAGTCATTTAAGCATTCGTCAATCAATACCTTGGCGGCTTGTAAGCGTTCGTCAAACGTGATGTGCTCGTTAATGGCGCGTTGGATTTTGTACTTGCCGTCAAATGACAGCATGGTGACGTTGCCTTTTTTGCCACCCATTTTTACGCCGTATTGCTCGGCGGATAACTCAATCAGTGCGGCAATATCGGCAAATGCGGCCATTTTATAACAGGCAATGGCGTCTGATACACCACGCGCTTGGCGCACCAGTTCAATCACCAGCTCGTCACGTGCAAGGTCGATGGGTTTGATGTTTTCGATGCGGATTTGGTTGCCCAGTGCGTCGGTTTTAAAATGCTCGTTCATGGTGTTACTCCTTTGGTTGGTGGTTTACTTTGGTTTAAATAAATCTGCGGCAATATTGCTGAGGCAGTGGATGCCTGTATTGCCTGCGCCGCCTGTGATTTGCCTGAGCTTGGCAATCCGCTCACGCGCATCTGCGTCTGAGGTGGGCGGTTTGTCTGATACTGGCACCAGCCGCACTTGTCGCTCGGCGCGGCGTTGCTCGCCTTTGCGAAACTGGGCTTCTTGTTGCTGCTCCAATTTTGCCGCGCTGGCGTTGGCGCGGCTGGCAATCACTTCGAGCAAATAGCCGTGGCTTTTAAGTGGCAAGGTGAGTGTGCCTGCCGCCTGCGCGGCCAGTGTGGCGTTGATGCCGTCTATCCAATAGTCGATCGGGGCGGCGTGGGTGATGCCGCTTCTGGTAAACTGCCCCGCGTGAATCAGCGGGTTAAGTTCATTGACCAGCGCGGCAATTCGCCCGTGGCTTTGCTGTGATTTGGCGGGGGCAAACAGCCCAACGTAGCGCAACAGCGGCTTGATAAACGTATTGCCCTGCGGGTGAATGTCAATAATTGAGAGCAGCGCCTCGCGTACCGAGTCATCGGCCAGCAGCACGTCAAGGCTCATCATGCAGTGGCACACGGGGCATTTAACTGTTGGTAATGGCATGGTGCCTCCTTTTTAATTTAAATAACGTTGATATTCAAACCAGCCAGCTCACATAGCAGCCGCGCATGTGGATGCTGGCCGTCCGCCTGCCGACCGCGCAGCTCTCGGTGACCACGGCATGCTCATCTATTACCAGTTGGTCAAGCTCGTGGTTGCGCGCCACCAAAATCCGTGGGGTCATGCCGCCTGCAATGGCGTCAACGGCCACGCTTATGACGTCACATTTGGCGTCAATCAATGCGAGTACTGCGCCGCTGGCGCGGGCGAGGGCTTCGTGGATGTTAGAAGGTTTCATGGTGTCTCCAGTTGGTTGGTTATCGGTTAATTGTTAATGAGTGGCTCGTGGTTAAGCGGGTTTTAGGTTGAGCGTTTGCTGCGCCACGTCATGCACCAGTTGCGCGTCAAGGCTTAAACCTTGGTTGATGCCGTAATCTCGCACCGCAGGAATCAGGTTTTCCATGAGCATGCGTGCCGAGCCGCGTGTGTACGCCCACAGCGCGTCTAACACATCGCCTGCCAGCTCGCCTTGGTCTGCCAGCGCGCTGGAGCTTAATGCGTCCGCGTCGGCGCGGCTGATGGCGCGGATTGTGGCTGGCCACAAGCAGACCCGCGAGCGGATTTGGTCAAATTCGCCGTGTTCGGGCATGATGAGTGAGGTCAAACGTTCTGTGCCTGCCAGCACAATCCCCACATTGGCCATGTCACGAATGCGGCGCAAAATATGCAGGCAGCGGTGCGTCATGGTTTCGGCTTCGTCAAATATCAGCAGGGTCGATGTGCCTTTAAGCTCGTCCACAATTGAAGCAAACCGCGCATCTTGGCTGCGGCTTTTGCCGTACCGCTCGGACACGCCGATTTTGAGCGCGGCGAGCAATGTGTCGAGCAGCACGCCCACACTCATGCTGGGCGTGGCTTCGATCAGCTTGGCGTTGGGGTTGTGCTTTAAATATTCTTTAAGCGCTGAGGTTTTGCCCACGCCCACATAGCCCGAGCAGACTCCAAAACTTTTCATGCTGCTGGCGCGCTCACAAATGCTTTTGATGGTGCGGTAAATCCCTGTTTTGACATACAGCAACTGCCCGCCTGATTCTTGTTTGCGCTCAAAGTCTTCGATTGCGGCCAGCAGTTTGCGCAGCTGGTCGGTTGGTGGCGATGGGTATTTGCCGCCCAATACCAAGTTCACGGTGCTGGCGTTGACGCGGGCGAGTTTGGCAAGCCAGCTTTGAGTCATGAGCTGTTTTTTGTCGGTCACGCCGTCGTTTTGGGTGTTGAGCCAGTTGATGATGCTGGCAACTTGGGCGCGGTCTGCGTCTTTATACGATGCGCCAAACTCTGCGGGTTGCGCGAGCGGCTCAAAGGTGGTGGTTGGTTTGTGCATGGTGGCTCCTGTGGTTGGTTTGGTTAATGAGTGGTTAATCAATGTTGATGTCAATAATGCGTCGGGTTGGGCGGCTGACTGGGTCAAGCAAGGCTGGCGCGCTGGTTTCTAAGCGGTCTGCCACGCTGTCCATGTCCAATGCTGGCGTGGCTCTGCCGCGTTTCTCGGCGGCGTGTTTTTCAAGCCGCTTGATTTGGCCGTCCAGTCGCTTAACCCGTTGGTCTTCGATGCGGCTTTTATCCACCACGCCAATGCGCGCGGCGATGGCGGCGGTGCAGATGTGCTGCCCTTGGTCGGTGGCAATCCATGCGTGTGCGTCGTCGTGCATGCTGTACTCCACGCGCACCATTTGACCGTCAAACAGCGCCAGCGCTTCATCAAAATAACGCCGTCCGTCAAGCGTGACGCTCATGCGCGATACGCGGCGCATCGTGGCTGGGCGTGCCACCGCCTCCATCGGTACGCCCAGTTCAATGCGTTGCAGTGCGCCAAATACTTGCGCGGGCGTTTGGCCCAATAAGGCTTTTGGCATGGGCGTTTGCACGTATTGGGCAAAAAATGCGGTGAGCGATTCGGTGTACTGCGCCAAACTTTGTACCGTGCGTTTGCCGTTTTTAATCTCTGTGTTCAAACGGCGGTTGATTTCGGGCGCCATGTCGTCGCCGCAGTAGGCTTGGCCGTTGTCAAAAAACTTGTCGTGGTTGTTGCGGATGGTTTTAAAAAACCGCTCAATCCAGCCCTTGCCGTGCGGGTTACCGGGTAGCGCAAAAATCGGCTCAATGTTAAATTTGGCATAAAACCCTGTGGCCTCATCGGTCATGAGTTTGGATTTGTAGCCTGAGCCTGTATCGACATAAATAAACATCGGCACGTGGTTGTGGCTGGTGAGCGCGTGGCTGAGGGCAAACAATGTGGTGGTGGTTGATTCGGACTCGCTCAACCACCAGCCCACAACGTAGCGACTTTTAAGATCAAGAAACACCGTCAACTCTGGGCGAAACAAGCCGCCTGTTTCGGGGTGCGCCACATAGCAGTCACAGGTGTGGCCGTCGGCGGCGTACACATCGCCCACCGCAATATCGTCCATGTGCCGCTCTTTGTATGACTGCTTGGTTAATTTGTGCAGCTGCTTGCCAACCCGCGCGGGGCTGTTTTTGCCCAAGGTGGCGGGCAAGGTTTTAAGGTAAGCCGCCACGCGCCCGTGTGTAACTTGTTCAAAATTTTCTGCCACCAACCGAAAAGCCACGTTGGCGTAATCGGGCTTACTGGGCAGGTTAAATAATTCAATGGCGCGCGCCTCCCAGCCGTAATCCACGCGCTGGCGCCCCGTGTGACTTGGCAACAATCCTGCTTTGCCGCTCTTTTTAAACGCGCTCAACCAACGCTTGAGGGTGGGCAAACTGGGCACAGCGCCATTACCTGTCGCGTCAATTACGAGCAAGGCCATGGCTTGACTGGTGGTCATTTGTGCGCTCAACTGGCCGTGCAAGGTGAGCGCCGCTAAATTAACGCTCGTGCCATCGGTTATCCAAGCCGTTGCCACACCCAAAATCGTCATGCGCGCATCTGCCACACGCCGCTTGGCATCCGTTGCACCAGCCCACGGGTTGGGCGCAAGCGTTGCCAGTACCGTGCGGGCGTTGGCCGCTTTTAATGCGCCCCGTTGTGCCGTGGCGGTTGGCGTAAACTTTTTCATCGCGTGTCCCATCGTGATTCCTTAATTAGTCCAGTGTGGGGGCAGCTTTTGGCCGACCCTTGCCTTTTGGCTTGGCAACATCGCGCTCATGCGCGCGCAGCGCCGCCTCGTGTTCGTGCGTGGCAATCAAGTCTTTGTACTCTGTGGCGCATTTGAACAACTCTTTTTGGGTCAAACGCTCCAGCGTGGAATTGTCACCGTCCAAATCTGCCCCATACGCGCGGTGCAGCTCAGCGGCAGCGCCACGTGCCGCGCCAATCAAACTTTGCAATGCCGCAAAGTTACTGCGCGCCACCGACAACGCCCACTCACCGTCTAATAAAGGCATCTCAACGGTCAAACGCGCCAGCCCATCAATCGACAGCTCGGCTTTTTTGTACAGCGCCGCACATTC